TTAACCCATGTTCCTGAGGAATTCTTGTAGTATACTTTGTTAGTAGTAGTTGTTGTTACTACTGCATAGTCGCCTACTTGTCCTACACTAGCTTTTGGAAGTCCTGTATTTGATCCACCAACTAGATTAGTGTTAGAAGTAATTACCAATGGAATCTTATTTGTAAATGACTGTCCACCAGTAACAGTCACAGCATTTGAATTCCATTCAAAAATTCCGTACTTTGTTAGGGAAGTATCAAACCAATATGTTCCGTTTGCCGGAGCTGCCGCTGGCGCACTTGCGCTTGGCTCTAGTTCACCTAAGTCAACATCTGCTCTTACAACAAACGCTCTGTTTGAAACTCCTAAATATGAGTAAGCCGCTTGTAGACCATACTCGTTAAGTTCCCCACCGTTTACTGGGTTATTGTTTGCATCAGTTTGAAAGATTGGATCTCCAAACGTATCTGCTAAATCTCTTTGTGAGGTAATTAAGAATGGAACGCCTGCGTTCGCTTTTGTTGTACCTCTTGCTGTACCTGTTCCTGCCGCGTTTGCTTTGTCCTGTTTAGACGCAACAAACAACATTGGAGTAGTACCTGGTTCTGCTGGTGTGTAAAAACTTTCATCGATTACACTGACTTGTACACCTGGTGATATTAATGCCATTTTGTAGTTCTCCTGTTAAAATAAAACAACTGTTAAAAGTATTTATATGATTTGATTAAAAAAGTATGGAGAAACACCGAATAAAAGGTGGTGTAAAGGTATGGTAAATAGTATTATGAGACCTTTGTGTAAATGTGGATACAGGCCGGCGGCCGTAAACTATAAAAAAGACGGTAAAACTTATTATAGGAAATCGTGTGATACTTGTTTACATCACGGACAGAAAAAATGGGGTATTCCTAAATGGTATCAGAACGGATATCGTCAAAAAGAGCAATGCGAAAAATGCGGATTCAAATCACTACATAAAGAACAATTTAATGTATACCATATAGATGGTGATTTATCTAACACGTTGCACAGTAACTTAAAAACAATATGTGCTAACTGTCAGAGGGTACTACAGAAGCAAGGCGTAAGGTGGAAGCAAGGCGACCTTGTACCTGACTTTTAAGATCGTCAAGAGTACCTTCGTTATAGATATTAAAATCAAATGGAACTTTGGCCCAAGCCCATTCTGACATATGTACGTCTGTTGGTTGTATATCTAAATCAATGTATTGTCTAAACCATAAAGGATCAGGTCCACGTTTTACACACCAAACATTTCCGCCAAGCTCTTTGATCATACTTGCTTCGTTTTCAAAACGACAGTCTGGTACTACAAAATTAGTTTTAGGATTATCTAATACTGTTTTTTTAAAAAAACTAACCCAAACTCCGTCATAGAATCCATTTCTCATACAATCTGTGCCAAATTCTTGTAGTACTAATCTAGGTGTAATTGTGCGGCCAGTTTCTTTTGACCAGAAATTATCCGGTTGTTCTCGCCAATATCTGCTTTCAGCAGTGTCGCCTTCAAGCATGTCTCTATCCCAATCAAACAAAAGTGATACAGCATCTTTAAGTTTATCTGCGAAACTAATCTTTTGGAAATTGTGTTCTTCTACAAGAATATCAGCAACGGTACCTTTACCACTACCAATTAATCCACAAATACCTATAATCATGACGAATCCTTACAAATTTACATATATTATACATAATAATTTATAAAGTGTCAACCTTTATGTTAGCCGATTGTGAATCCGTATCCTGTGCCGCCTGGTACAGCCATTGCTACATCGTTTTCTAACTTTTCTAACTCGGCAGCGGCTTCTGCTTTAAGGGCATCACCATTAAGACTACTACCACCTTGTGGTCCTGCAATGGTAGCAAATTTACTACGTGCTTCGCCTAGCATATATTTGCATTTTGCAAGTGTGTAATCTTTAATCCACTGGCTTGCTAGATAGTCGTCTAGCAGTTCAAAGTCGGGTCTATAGTTATACACATATAGTAGTAACTCTTCTTCTGCTCTTGATCGTTGTAGAATTGTAAGTTTTTTGTTAGATCTATTCCATTTAAATTCAATGAATGATCCAAACATGCGTCCTACTAGTTCTTGGTATCCTGCAAACATTGCATACGTAGCAAGACCGCCCATATTAGAAGAACTTAGCAAATAGGTATTTGTGTAAGCCATATTGAATGGTTCGAACAATGTTCCGCCATCGCCACCGCCTGTTCTTGACCCTATTGATCTGCGGAAAATTTGTCTAACTTCCATAACTTCGTCTGGTAATATATAATCATTTTGATCAATAACTGTTGGCAAGAAAAAATACGATTCTTCAACACTGTTATCAGAACGCTGTCTAAATTTTGCAAGTGCTGTATTTAATGCTGTTTCGTAGTGATCCGGATCTAATTCAACGTCAATCATGCCGCCGCCTAGATTAAGTTCTACATACTTGTAAACTTCTTGTCTTTTTGTGTTAATATTATTAGCCATGTTCTTTCATCTCCGCTATACTATTTATGCAACGATAAATAACATTACTATGCCAAGACTCAGTTTATATAAACCCGAAAGAGGGAAAGATTACGATTTCTTAGATAAGACTATAACAGAGATGTTTACTGTCGGAGGTACCGACGTATTTGTTCACAAATACTTAGGTCCTAAGAACCCAGAGGAAGTAGATGCAACTGCTGATCAACCTCGTTATGATGCTGTTAAAGAAACTAACATACAAGATATGTTGTTTATGGAAAACAGAGATAGAAAATACGATCCAAACATTTATACTATGAGAGGAATCTACAACGTAAGTGATGTAGATTTTGACATGAGTCAATTTGGATTGTTCTTACAAAACGATATTGTTTTTATGACAATACCTATTAATTACAGTGTTAAGGCACTGGGTCGAAAAATTATGGCAGGAGATGTAATTGAATTGCCGCATCTAAAAGACGAATTTGCATTAAATGATTATAGTGTAGCATTAAAAAGATTTTATGTTGTAGAAGATGTTAATCGTGCAAGCGAAGGATTTAGTCCTACTTGGTATCCGCATTTGTATCGTGTTAAAATGAAACAGATTATGGATAGTCAAGAGTTTAAAGAAATTCTTGACTTGCCAACTGAAGAAGGTAGTTCACAAACATTACGTGATGTATTATCAACTTACGAAAAAGAAATGCAAATTAATAATGCAATTATTTCGCAAGCTGAAGCAGATGCAGATATGTCAGGTTATGATACTACAAGTTTCTTTACATTACAAGTTGATGAAAATAATATTCCAGAAGTAGTTAGAGCTGATCAAAATGACATTGATGCTAGTATTGCTAGTGGAAATTTAGATGCAAGTAGAGTTAATCAAACACCTGATAGAAATGGATATCAGGGATATTTGATTGGAGACGGAATTGCACCCAATGGTGAAGCATTTGGTAGCGGAATCAGTTTCCCTACAACTAGTGTTGAAGGCGACTATTTCTTAAGAGTTGATATGTTTCCAAATAGATTGTTTAGATACAATGGATCAATGTGGGTTAAAATGGAAGATAAAGTACGTATGACGCTGAGTAATACTGATACTAAGAAAACACAAAAAGGTAGCTTTATTAATAACACTAATACTGATACTATTGGCGGCGAAGAGACTGTTGAAAGACAAAGTATTTCGAAAGCACTTAGACCAAAGGCGGATAATTAATGCAACATTTCTATGATGGTCAAATAAGAAGATATGTTACACAATTAGTAAGGTTGTTTAGTAACTTTTCGTATAAAGACGGCGACGGTAAAATAGTACAAGTACCTGTTTTATATGGAGATATTACACGTCAAGTAGGACATATTCTTAGAGACAATTCCGAAAATAAAGTTCCGAGTGCACCTCGTATTGGTGTATATATTACTGGACTTGAACAAGACAGATCAAGGACAGCTGATTCTACATATACTAATAAAGTTAATATTCGTGAACGTGCTTATGATGTCGAAAATAAAGAGTACTTAAACACTCAAGGAAAAAATTATACAGTCGAACGTATTATGCCAAGTCCATATACACTTAACATAAATGTAGATATATGGTCAACTAATACAGATCAAAAATTACAAATACTTGAACAGATATTAATGCTGTTTAATCCTAGTTTAGAAATACAAACTACAGACAACTATATTGACTGGAGTAGTTTAACTAGTGTTGAACTTACATCTATGAGTTTTAGTAGTAGATCAATTCCAATTGGTACAGAAAGTGATATTGATGTAGCGCAATTAGGATTTACAACACCTATCTATATTAATATGCCAGTTAAAGTTAAAAAGCTCGGTGTTATTACTGATGTCGTAATGAGTATATTTGACGAATCAAGAGGAAGTATTTCGTTAGGTACATCACAACCAGAATTACTTGCATGGACTGATACAAATCGTCCTGCAATGAGAGGTACAGATCCTAATAACTTTACCCCGGCTGGCAATGGTCCGTTTGATACTAGCAGTCTTACAGGAAACGTAATGGCATCTAGTTGGGGTAGTTTTGATATGCAAGTACTCAACGGAATTGCACAACTAATATATAAAGGTAGACTTGGTGGAGTATCTTGGCCTAAATTCTTAGAAGGAGCTCCAGAAGGACCTGGCTTTCAAAACGGACTTACACAATTACAAGTACAACGAGTTACAATCGAAGGAGAATCAGTTACTAATAGCGTAAATGGTGTTGTCACATTAAACTCTCTTGATGATACACAATTATTAGTGCAATGGGACCCAGACACTATACCTACAAATACTGATTTTCCAACTGTTAGCGGAAGAAACAATACTGGAAGTGTAGATTTAATTATCGATCCTGAAAAATATAATCCAGATGTAGATCCAACAGATGCTGGAGCAAGAGTACTATTACTTGGCAATCTAAATAACAGTGAAAATGTTGGCGGATTAATGACATTTGGCCAAGATCCAAATGACGGAAGTAGTAGAGACCCGTATGATGGTCCAGATGCTTGGAAAAATGCAGACGGTACAGATTTTGTAGCAAACGAAAACGACATTGTAGAATGGGATGGATATCAATGGCATATCGTATTTGATGCTAGTGCAGACCCAGGTACAACTACAAAGTATGTTACTAATCTTAACACTGGAATTCAGTACAGATGGACCGGATCTGATTGGATTTTATCGTTCGAAGGATTATACCGAAAAGGAACATGGCGACTAGCATTCTAAGATAACTAGTTATATGAACCATGAGATAATTTGTAGCGGAGCATTAATTTATTCGCTAAGTACGAAACGATTCTTATTATTAC